TGGCCTCCAGCGCAACACGCGCAATCAAATGCGGGCACTTACCGTCTTTGGCCCATTCGGAAGCGCACTCGCGGATAGACGAGCAAGCGCAAGCGGACTCTTGCAGCGCCTCGCGCAGCCGCTCGATCTCCGCGCGCTGCTTCTCTATCTCTCGCACAGCCCAATGCTCTGCTTCTGTCTTTGGCCTGTTCGGGTCCGTGAACCGCGCGGCCAATTCTTCCGGCATTGCCGCACGAGCTACAAAAGCGTAGGTCGTTTGGTGTGCGTCGTCGGTCATGGCCTGCCCTCCAGCGCGTTGCGACGCTGGCGCGTCTGCTGTTCGGTGTAGAGAGGTTCCCAATCTGGGTGCTTGCTGGCAATTGGGTTGATGGTAAAATGCCCCCAGTTTTTATTGCGCCACGCCACCGGCTCCTGCACCGGATTCGACTCGTCGCAAGCTTCGTCGCTATCTCGCTTCAGCCGCTCGATCTCCGTGCGCGCTTCGTCGCGTTGACGGATCGCGGCGTCGAGCGATGCACGCAGGCTCTTTGCTAGGCTCAGGATGCTTGCGCCTAGCCGCTCGATCTCCGCGCGCTGACGGTCAACCTCGGCCAGCAGCGTGGCGCGGTCGGCGTGCGCGTCCCCCATCAATTCAAACGTATTGCGAAGTTCAGCCCTAGCGTGTCGCGCTCTAATCTCCTCGATCTTGTCGTCGCTCATCTTCATCTCCTATACAAAATGCAACATTCTGCGACAAGAAAACGGGGAGGGCCGAAGCCACTCCCCGTCCCCTCCCCTCAGATCAGGCGAAGCGCCAGATGCGGTGCCCCGACTTGCCCTTCTCCTCGGACTTGCGGCAGGTGAACTTCGCGCCGCTGGCCTTCGCGACCTTGCCGCAGTAGGTGCTGGGCGTCTTGCAGGCATCCACCGGCACGAAGAAGCTCTGGCCCACATCCAGAGCCGCCAGCGCATCGATCAGCGGCTGCTGCTGCCCACGGATGCGAGCGGCAGGCATCGGAACGCCATCCTCGATCTTGAAACCCTTAGCCATGTTCAGTCCTCCTCATATGGCGAGCCAGTCTATCAAACTTGGCAATCGCACGTTCAGTCGCTGCATCAACAACGATGCCGCGTGTTGCGAGGTCTACCCTCACCTGTAGAAGCATGTCAAGTCCCAATGCAACAATCTGCGACAAGGAATCACGCTCGCGCCGGACCCGCGCCAACTGAGATGCCAGACGCTCATCATCAGGCGTCATTGGCTAGCCTTCGCTCGTGCAAACTTGACAACCCTGTCGGAAGATAAACTGTTCTCGACAACCAGAAACGCTTGCTCTCGATGCTCTGGCAGGGACGAGAACGCTATCGATCCATCGGGCAGTTCATACGCATAGCGTCGAGGATTGTCGCAGTCATACTCGACGCGCCTCAACCAGCCGAACTCCCAATGCCATCCGAACGGGATCAATCTTCATCCCCATCAACCGCGCGCTTAACTGATAGCAGCGCCTGTTTCAGCGCCTCCCTTGCATCAGGATCAAGGTTCCTCGCGCTGATTGTAAGCTCGCGCTTTTCCACGATTTCCCCAGCAATCTCGGTCTGCCTGCGCTCCGTGTATTCATCCCGGAACCTAGCAGCCATGCTGCGAACCCAGACGCCTGTATTGAACTTGTCCGAGACCATCCCGATCATGCCGACATCTTCCCACCAGCACTTGGCCGCTTCAGCAGCCATAACCATTGCGGTGTTAAATTCAGGATGTACCTCGGCCCAAGACAGCAGCGTAGCCTTGTCTAGTCCGAGCTTGACAGCGCATTGCGTGAGGCTGTTTCCGTTCTCTGCGAGCCTGAGAAGCTTCTCGCAATAGGAGGGATCGTAGAGCGTTGGCCTTCCTACCGGCCTTCGCTCTGGGCGCTTGAACAGGTCTAGATCAGGCAGCGAGGCGACGCGGGAGATGTCCTCCTGCGTTACGCCGAGCATGTGCTGCGCTGGTTCCATGTATGGCCGTCGTCCGCCTGTATGGCGACGAGGGGGCTTGGAAGGCTTCGAGGGTGTGGTCCGGGCGTCCCGTTTCGTCCCGGCTCGCACGGGCGTTGCGACATCGACCGGCTCTCCCGCGCTAAGCACAGGCGGCGACGTATCCCGCTCGTCAGGTGCAGTCATGATACCCCCTGTTGACTGCTGATGCTCTGGCGCGGGAGAGGTGCCTGCACCGGATGAGGAGGCCGGGTCAAGGGACTTCTTTCGGGACAGAGCCATAGTGGCTACCTAGTCGAGTCGGTCCCCCTTGCCAAGGGTTTCGTGGACCCTCCTTATAACCCATTGATCTAGGCCCAATCTTTCTTTGACAAAGCTGTTGACATGCCCATCGGGCACAGGCATCGTTCACTCTCAACTTTCAGATGGAGATAGACATGCAGTTCCTCGTCGTTTCCAACATCGTCGTCGTCGGCAACAACCCCGAGATGGCCGACATGAGCAACCCGCGTGGCGAGATCCACGGCGAAGCCTTCTTCGTCGTCGCGGAGGCCCACACCGGTCGTCGCTGGGCGCATGACCACTCTTTCATCACGACCTCCATGAACGGCGATGGCGGATGCGCTGCGCGGGCCGAGGCTCTGCGCGCTCGCATCGCGGATGCCTACGCCGCAGGCCGCAAACTCGACCAGAACCGCTGGCGGGAGATCGATCCCTGCTACGGCTCGGATGCCTACATCTCGCAGGACATCGAGTTCGACCGCTGGTCGCGCGAGCGCGAGGATGAACTCGCTTGACATGCCCAGCGGGCAGTGGATAGGCTCCTGCCCGCAACCTCAACCAAAGGAGACTTGATATGATGAAGCTCGGCTCTGAGACTGGTTCCCTGATCAACCACATCGCCTCGCGCGCGGCCTCGCCGCGACCCGAGGTCGGCATGGGCGCGACGATCCTGATGTGGTCGGACCGCCATCCCGCGACCGTCATCTGGGTGTCCGCCTCCGGCAAGACGATCAGGCTCCAGCACGACTACGCGAAGCGCATCGACAACCGTGGCTTCTACACCGAGGATCAGGAATACGAGTACTCCCGCGACCCCGGCGGCATCATCGAGACCGCACGCCTCACGAAGCGCGGCTGGAGGCTCAAGGGTGGAGGCGGCATCCTGCTCGGGCGGCGGGAGGAATACTGCGACCCGACGTTTTGAGCCTTTAGGCCCCGCCGGACACCTCTGGCGGGGCTTCATTTTTCATGTTGACATGCCCTCTGGGCAGGGTATCCTACGGGCCTCAACCAAGGAGAATTGATATGACCGAACTCTACTTCCGCTCCGGCTCGCCCATCGGCAACGCTCGCGTCCATGTGGATGGCGAGCGGCGCTACGTCGTCGTGCAGCCGTCGTGCGCGAAGTGCGGCGGTCTCGGTCACGGTCCGTGGCATCAGGACGGGGGCATTTGCTATCGCTGCGGCGGTTTCGGCAAGGAGCGAGCGCGTAACGAGCCAGTCTATGACGCTGAAAAGCTCGCGGTCCTACAAGCCGCGCAGGCGAAGCGCGACGAGAAGAAGGCCGCGAAGAAGGCTGCCGCCGATGCCGCCGCGCGCGCGCAGATCGACGCCGCTGCCGAGCAGTTCTCCGCCGCCAACCCCGGCTTGATCGAGTGGCTCCGCGCCAAGCGTGGCGACTTCTTTCAGAGCCTCTCCGAACAGTTCACGAAGCGCGGAAGCCTGTCGGACGCTCAGGTCGCAGCCCTCGTTCGCATCCGCGCGCAGGACGCCGAGCGCGCCGCGACCGGGTCCGCCAGCCAGCATGTCGGCGTCGTCGGTGATCGGCACAGGTTCGTCCTGAGCGTCCGCATCGTCCGCTCGTTCGAGAGCGTCTACGGGATCATCTGGCTCCATGTTTGTGATGACGCTGATGGCAATGTCATCGTTTACAAGGGGTCGAAGGAACTGGCCGGACGCGGCGAGACGGTCACCGTGGATGCGACGGTCTCGGAGCATGGCGAGCGCGAGGGGACGAAGCAGACCATCATCAAGCGGCCCAAGATCATCGCCGCCTGATATCAGCCGACAAGGAATGGAAGAGGGGCCGAAAGGCCCCTTTTCTATTTCCGGGCCAGCAGGACATCGTTGTAATCCGTCCCCGGAGCATCCGGGACAAATACCGTCGCGCGCTTCCCCGCCGCCACGATCCTCTGCGCCAGCCTATATGCCGCCGCCTGACCGGCATAGCTGCGGTCGTTATCCGCGAATATCGCAATCTCCTCCGCCTCCGCAGGCGCTTCCCATTTTGCCAGCATCGCAGCGGACAGGCAGGCCCATACCGGCATTTTGTATATAATCGCCGCAGACATTGCAGTTTCTATTCCCTCCGCCACGCCCATTACGGTTCGAGCGGGCCAGAGACGAACCGCCGACCCGTCCGGGATGCGACCGGCTGCGAGGCGGCGGCAGGGATCGACATCGGCCTTCCGCCCGTCCGGCGACAGGTAGGTCATGTGCAGGCTGGCCCCCTGCCCGTCCGGGCCAGAGATCCGGGCGACCATCGCAGGGTAGGCCCGGTCGGTCTCAGGATGGTGAAGCGACGGGTGATGCCGGATCTCCGTAGATGGCCAGCAGCGGCCTAAACGGGTCGAGAGGTAGGTCGAGGTGGGCGAGCCTGCTTCCGGCGCTGTAGCCCCCTTCCAAACGCGAATAAGAGCGTGTCTGTCGGGACTGGTCACCCTGCCACCGCCGATCCGGGGCGGCGGAGCGTCCCTGAGCAGCCCTCGGACCTCGTCGGCTAGGACTCCGAACGACTTGCCGGTCACAGCCCCCGCCAACATGAACCCGTCGCCCGCCCCGCAGGCCGAGCAGATGTAACCTCCGGTTGAGTTCTGGTCGTCCCAGCGGTAGCGGTCGGTGCCGCCGCATAGGGGGCAGGGACCGTGCTTCCTGTTTAGGGCCGTCACCGGGACGCCGAGCCTTGGCAGGAGATACTCCCAATGGCCGCGAGCGGCTTCCTTGATCGGGGTATTATCACGCACGACGATTTCTCCGCTGGCTGCGCGCCCAAGCAATATTCCGGTGAATGATCCACGACTGGGTCGTCGGGGAAATCTCGCTCGCCAATTCCTTCCTCAATTCATACGGGGGCCAATTTCCAAACTTGTCCTTGTAGGTCACGGCAGCCCATCCGGGTTTATATCCACGCAGGTGAGCGTGAAGCATTAACTCGGAATAGAATTGCTGCTTCTGTGCCAGCGTCGAATACATGGAATCCGCGATGACCGTCTTGCGAGCGGTAAGCTCGACCAGATCTCCGGTGACTTCCTCGACGCTGCTCGTCGGCTTCTTTTCAAATCCGCAGGCCGGGCAGATCTTGGTTTTCGGCGGCATCAGGAACGCGCACGACGGGCACTCTTTCGGCAGAGGCTTCGCGTCGCGCGGTCGAGCGGGTCCGCCCTTGTTGCCATCGTCCAGAAGCTCATGGTGGATATCCGTCACGAAGCCGAGCCGCACGGTCGTGTCGCTGTGGTCGAGGATCAGGCAATGGTCCTTGCCGCCAGCGGTACGCAGGCCGCGACCGATCATCTGGACGTAGAGCATTTCGCTCTTGGTCGGGCGAGCGAGGATGATGCAGCGGACATCCGCGTCGAAGCCTGTCGTGAGAACGCCGACGTTGCACAGGATGCGAGTATCCCCGCCAGCGAAACGCTTCACGATCTCCGCGCGCTCCTCCATCGGAGTGAACGCATCCATGTATTCAGCGGCGACGCCTGCCTCGACAAAACGGTCGCAGATGTTTTTCGCGTGGAGCCGATCAACCGCGAAACAAACAGTCGGACGGTTCTCGCCACGCTGAAGCCAAGTCGAAACGATATCCGCGACGAGAGCGCCACGCTGCATCGCCACGCTCAGTCCCTTCAGGTCGAAGTCACCCGCGATGGTCTTTACGCCGCTCAGGTCTGGATGCGCTGGGGCGTAGCACTTGAACGGCGACAGGTGACCAAGCTCGATCAGTTCGCTCGTCGTCGTCGCGATGATCAGATCATCCCAGACCTGACCCATGCCCTTCGACCAAGGCGTCGCGGACAATCCGACGAACGGAATATCCTTCCATTCCTCGCGGCCCATCCACTCGATCAGGAATTTGAATTGAACGTGGCACTCATCCACGATCACCATATCGACATTCGGGGAGTTTCTCCGCGCCAAGGTTTGAACCGAGCAAACCTGAACCGGCATATTCGGGTCGGTCATTTCATGGTTCGCCTGCATGACGCCGATTTCCCAAATGCCATTCGATTCAAATCGAGCGACGGTCTGGTCGATCAGCGTCAGGGACGGCACGACGAAAGCAACCCGCTTATTCTTTTCCCGAGCCGAGCGGATAAGCGACGCGGCAATAACCGTTTTGCCCGCGCCGGTCGGAAGAGCCATCACAATTCTCTTCTTGTTGTTCTGTAGACTTTCACGAAGTCTAACAATTGCATCTGTTTGATATGTTCTTAGTTGCATGACTACATTCCTGCAAAGTTGCAAAGTTGTCGCGCGGGTATAGACACAGAAGGTTCAGAGTATATCACTACAGTAGTGTTTTGATTCCTTGGCGGGGATTCACCAGATCATTTGAAACCCCCCCTCTC